CGTTTAACGTACTTGGTACTTACGGGATCGGAGAGAAAAAAATAAACAATAATGGGGTGAGAACTATGATATTAAGTCCTGAAATGAAAAAAAAGCTCGAGCAGAGAGGCGCTGACTTAAAAGCCCATAATGCCATCAATATTGAGATCGACGAGATGGAGCTGCGGGCTATAACGATAGCTAGCGATACCCTGGCGGTGCCGAAACACACCAGTGACACCGTCAATCCGGCCTTCAATGAGGTGTCGACCGTTATTGACGCGGTCCACGCTGTGCCCCTTCCGGGTGGTGAAGCCTACGAAAAGGGATTCGTGGTTAGCTACGGAGAAGGCGGCTATACCGATGAAACCAGCAACTACACCGACGCAGAACCGATTTTTGATTATGTTTCGATCGGGAAGGCAAAGATTACAGCATACGCGGAGATGACCGATGAGGCCACGAAGCTGCCTAGCGCCCAGTATGCCGTGGAGGTAAAGAACGCCATCATGCAGGCGATCAGGAAGAAAATCTCTAGGCAGATCGTCGCCGGCCCCGGGACACCCAATACCCTGACAGGAATCTTCAAAGCTCCTCCCAACGTGATCCCCCTGGAGACCGATCTGGAGATCGCTGAGATCAACGAGGACACCCTCGATGACCTGGTGCTCGCCTACGGCGGGGACGAGGAAATCGAAGGCGACGCCTACCTCATCCTTAGCAAAGAGGATCTGGCGGCCTTTGCAAAGGTCCGCGATGCCGAAGGAAAGAAGCTGTACACGATCAAGAAAACCAGCGGCGCTACAGGCGTGATCAGCAGTGATGGGACTTTTGAAACCCCGTATATAATCAACAGTGCCTGCCCTGCCCTGTCTGCTGCCACGACAGAAGCCGGGACTTACTGCATGGCATATGGAAAGCTCATGGCATACGAGATGCCGGTGTTCTCCCCGCTGACTGTTGAGGAAAGTAGGGATTACAAATTCAAGTCCGGGCATGTGGCTTACAGAGGATCCGTCTGGATCGGTGGAAACGTCGCCATGCACAAAGGCTTCATCCGAGTGAAGAAAGCCTAACAGTTAACTAGGTATCGACGCGGTCCGTTACCTTCCCCGCGTTTGATATAACAGTCGCAGGCTGTAAAGATTTTTCATGCCGCGCGCCGGCCCGCGGCAATAGGCCGGCATTTCCCTTGTTTCCCTTGCAGCTGGCACAAGGATAAAAAGCCGGCGATCCTTATCGGGTACGATTGGCCGGTCCTGCAGCGCTGGATAGTTCTGCAGGCCAAAGGCTGATCGCTACAGCCCCCCGGTTTATTAATTTAAAACCAATCGGGATAACCGGAACAAGGGCCATCATTTGCACATGAACCAAAAATTTTGAAAATTATCGACCGATTTCTAAAAAGTTTTGAAAATAACGCAGCCGGTCGGATTGTCCGGATCACATAACGAGGTACCATATGACAGCGAGTAAATACCCGCAAGTAGCGGCAAAACTGAATGAGATCCAGAAGTGGGCCCGGGAGGGTTTAACCGAAAGCCAGATCGCAAAAAATCTCGGAATCTCCAGGAGCACCTTTAACGAATATAAGCGCCTGCATCCGGAACTTGCGAAGGCCCTGGACCAGGGGCGCGAGCTTTGCATTGTCGAGCTGGAAAACGCCTTATACAAACGGGCCGTCGGCTTTGAATATGAAGAGGTCAAGACTTATGTCAAATTCGAGGATGGCAAAGAAGTTAAATACCAGGAGCGGACCCGGAAGCTCTGCCCTCCCCATGTCGGTGCCTGCGCGCTGCTCCTGAAGAACAAGGACCGGGACGGCAATAATGGACAGGGATGGTCTGATGATCCAATGAAGAGGGACCTAGACAAAGCCTGGTTTGAGCTCCGGAAAGAATTAGAATTAAACAAATCTTGGTAATCTAGCTTTTATTTATAAATGGCTTATGTTCAATACTTATACTTTTAGTCAGGTAGAGCGTTGAGCTAATGGCTTTACATTTATCATAATTAAAGACAGTAATATTCTTACCTTTTTTTGAGATGGCATACTCCGTATAATTCGTAAAAGAAGATAAAAATGCGATCCCATCATAAGGTTTATTTTTTATGTATTCTGATACATATTGGCTAAGCAAATAATCGCCCTTTTCATAAACTGGATTGGAAAACTTATAGCATAGCATCATTATGAATTTCGATACCCAATCACTTTTTGCAACTCCGTCGTTTCTGCATAAATTCACAATTTCGATGTCTTCTAACAGCTGAATCTCTGCAACGCTTACAGCTGTATTTGCATAAGGCTTTACTTCCTTAATTGCAGTATCAATGTCAAATGAAGCATATAAATACGGTATCCCACTGGGGTTTAGTCTACCATCTGGTATCGCAGAGCGGTTTTTGTTAACAAATGAGTTCTCCTCATCAAAACCAAAGAATCTCTCATCCTTATATTTGCCTGGGTTATTGTATTTATCACATACATCAGATTCGGCATAAATTCTCGCTCGATAGAGAATAGCATCTTTGCTGATTGTCTGAATATGAGTATCGCATATTTTATCAAGAAGAAGGTTAAACTCATTTTCAACAAAAAACCTATTCTCCGATTTTAACCCGTTTAAAATTTTATCGATATATTCTGACGGCGTGTAATTCTCCATTCTCAAATTCCCCATTTCTGTTTGGTTTTCTTAAATTATATATTTTTCTTGCAAGCTTGTCACCTGTATTAAAGCCGTGTCATTTTGTGCCACATTATGCTTGACTGTGCATTATTGTGCGAATATAATCGGATTAAGAAATCGAAAGGAGAAAAAATGAAATGAAAGAGCTACTCACCGAAAAAAAGCTTAGTGATCACTTAAAGGTACATAGAAACACACTCCGAAATTGGCGGATGATGGGATGCCCTTATGTAGGCACAGAGCGGTCGATTCGCTACAACGTAGATGACGTTGTTCGCTGGATGAAATACCGAGATAAAAATATGGGGGGCACCGAACAAAGGATTATTGTCGACCAAAAATATCTTTGGCAGGACAGCCCTGAAGGATTACACCTGCAGAGCCTTATTGATGATTTCATGGCGATTCTTCCGGAAGAAATCCAGGACAAGTTTCAAGACCTGACCAACAATATTATTTTTGATTCTTTCGCGGCCGGATACCAGGCCGCCATGAGGGCAACGAAATGAAGGCATACATATACGCCCGGTACTCCTCTGCCGGCCAACGAGAGGAATCTATAACAGCCCAATTGGAAGCTTGCCGTATTTATTGCAAACAGAATCACATTGAGATCTCCCGCGAATTCGTCGATGAAGCTGAATCTGCGCGTTTCGATGATCGCCCGGCATTTCAAGAAATGTTTGCAACGGTCAAAGTCAGCCCACCGGACCTGGTCCTGGTACACAAGCTGGACCGATTCAGCCGGGACAGATATGACGCAGCCATCTATCGCAGAAAACTAAAAGAGCTGGGCGTCCGGCTGGTTTCCGTCCTTGAGCCCCTAGACGATAGCCCGGAGTCTGTGATCCTGGAATCCGTCCTTGAGGGCATGGCTGAGTATTACTCCAAGAATCTGGCCAGAGAGGTTATGAAAGGCATGAGACAGACCGCGCAGGCGGGCCTTTGGTGCGGCGGAAAGCCCCCATTGGGATATGTGGTCGGAAAAGATCAAAAACTCGCTGTAGAGCCAAACGGGGCGGCCGTGGTGCGAAAAATCTATGAGCTATTCCTTCAAGGATACGGATACAAAACGATAGCAAGCAAACTTAATGAGGAAGGCTATAAAACAGCAGTTGGCGGACCATGGTACAAGAGCTCGATTCACACCATCCTCACTAACGAGCGTTATACCGGGCTTTATATCTATAACCAACGGGCCTCTGCCAGGCCGGACGGCACCAGGAACGGCCATAGTCATAAGCCGATCGAGGAGCAGATCAGAATTGAGAATGCATTTCCCGCCATCATCGACAAGGAAACATGGAATCGGGTAAAAGAGAAAATGAACGCCCGTAAAAGAGGCCCGCAGCCAAGGCGTTCCGGCAAAACGATATATCTTCTGACCGGTCTAATGTTCTGCGGAGAATGCGGTGGGGCTATTGTCGGTGCAGGGTACCGCTCCACAGGGCATTTTTATGCCTGCACACGACGAGCGATAAAGGCCTGCGATAATCCGACCATATCTCAAAACTGGATCGAGGGCCACGTCATTAGAGAACTGAAGGAACGCATCCTCAGCGATTCAGCTATTGAAGCCATGGTTCCTACGATCCTTAACGAGGTGCAGAGGCTGGCTGACGTAAGGTCCGACGAATTAGCCGCCATTAGCGCCCGCAGAAAAGAAGCTGAATTAAAACTTGAACGCTTGGTGGACATGATCGAGGACGGAAGCGCAGATGCGGGGATAATAAACAGGATCGCTGATCGCCGGGCGGAGATAACCGCCCTCTGGCAAAGGGAAGCCGAGATCAAAAGACAAACCTCGCAATCTTACACTGAGGAAATGGTGAGGGACTTCCTGGTAGCGTTCCGGGCTAATCTTGAAAGTGAAGATCCGGAGTTAAAAAGAAAAGCCCTCGAGACGTTTGTTGAACGCATCGAGGTCTATTCTGACCATGTTAATTTTAAATTCAAAATCAACCCCTCGAATGGAGGGGTTGATAAGGGTGGTGCAGGCAAGAGGACTCGAACCTCCATGAAGGAACCTTCACACGGACCTGAACCGTGCGCGTCTGCCAATTCCGCCATGCCTGCATGACACTTAACTAAGATACTATAAAAACGCTTGAATGTCAAGGGCTCAAAGGAAAATCTTCTGTGGAAATCTCTGAAATTTCTCTATGTTTTTTGACTGAAAATGATGGACGGCGCGGGGATCCGTGCCGTCCATATCTTATGCTTGATTCTAATCGTGATTCCAAATCATTTATACTTTTCCGCCAGGGTCCGGGCTGCCAGCACGCCGCTCGCGGACGCCTGGGACAGGGAGTGGGTCACGCCGGAGCCGTCTCCCAGCGCATAGAGCCCCTTGACCTTTGTCTCCAGGTTTTCATTCACCTGCACCTTGGAGTTGTAGAACTTGACTTCCACGCCGTATAGCAGGGTGTCCTCGTTGGCCGTTCCCGGCGCGATCTTGTCCAGCGCATAGATCATTTCGATGATATTATCCAGCTGCCGTTTCGGAATGACCAGGCTCAGATCCCCCGGAGTCGCCTTCAGGGTCGGTCTGGTGAAGCACTTTTCCATCCGTCGGTTGCTGCTTCTTCTTCCCTTGACCAGATCGCCGAATCTCTGGAGCAGCACGCCGCCGCCCAGCATGTTGCTGAGCCTTGCGATGGATTCGCCGTATTCGTTGCTGTCCTTGAAGGGTTCGGTAAACTGATTGGAAACCAGGAGCGCAAAGTTGGTGTTCTCTGTTCTCAGGTTGGGATCGGCGTAGCTGTGACCGTTTACCGTCACGATGCCGTTGGTGTTCTCCGCGACCACCTCTCCGTAGGGGTTCATGCAGAAGGTCCGCACCATATCGTTGTACTTGTCTGTCTTGTAGACGATCTTGCTTTCGTAGACGTCGTCGGTGATATGTTTGAATATCTCAGCGGGCAGCTCCACGCGGACGCCGATGTCCACCCTGTTTTTCTTCTGTTCGATACCGAACTTGTCGCAGATGCAGGAGATCCATTTGGATCCGGAGCGGCCCGTGGCCAGCACCAGATCGCTGCATTCATACTCCTCATTCTTGTCTGTGATGACGCGGAAACCGTCCTCCGTTTTCTCCACATCGGTCACCCGGGTACTGAACTGGGTGTCGATCCTGTCTTTTGTATATTCGAAGATCCTTTCCAGGATCCTGACGTTCCTGTCCGTCCCCAGATGTCTGACCTTGGCGTCGAGGAGGTGAAGGTTGTTCCGCAGC